AATGCGCCTTGTCGGCATATCGCTGTCCATGTTCTCCCATGCCTCTTCCTGAACATTAAAAATGAAGCTCATGCCTTGTATATCCCCTCTTGAAATGCTGGAATACAACTGCTTCGCTTCTTGATTATTTTCTACATCAATATCAGCTTCAAAATACAAACCTACATTGTCAGTTTTAATTCGCATGGTGCTGTTAGCATTATTCCTGCGGCTTCTTGCCAGTGGAATTTTTCTAGTTTCGTGATTGACGCACAGTAAAACATCGTCAAAATCAGTTTGATCAAATGCACCGCGCTCTATAATCTCATAGTAATAACCAATATCAGCTCTCGAATCATATACAGCAGGATGTCCATCAATCCGTTTTAAGTTTTCCTTGCCAGCATCTGTAATGTCCATTGCTCTAAAATCAAGAATACCAAATGATCTTTTAATTGGTTCTTCTGTCTTATCCAAAACTTTTTTACTCACTATTTCCCGTTCCTCCTTTTGTTGTCTTGGGGTTATCCTTATTCCCCGCATTTTTAAGTTGATAAGCATCTACAATAGTAGTGCTCACAAAATTTAAAGATTGGAGCCGTCTATCGCCACCCTCAAACGGTTCAAATCCAAAGATATCATTAATCTCATTTAATGTTAGTAATCCTGTATTAGTAGACAATGTAGCAAGCTCAATTTTATTTGCCATAGATAGGTATGCTACCTTGCTGTAATAGCATTTAATCCTATGTCCCACATCTTGCTCACGTTGTGTAAATAAGCAGCTTGACATGCCTTGTTCAAACTCGACAATAAAATCTTCTATGCACGTTTGATAAAAGGCACTATGCTGCTCTCCACTATAATCACCAGACATAATGGCATCTGATATACCATATCGCTCTTTTATAATGCTTTTTACAAAGGCCATTACTTCGCTTTTAATTTCAACAGGCTTCATGTTAAGAGGTGTAAATTCTCCGGCAAGGTCAGTCGCAACAATACCCGCTTTACTACTAAAGATATGTTCTTCAAATTTGTCTCTAGCAGCTTTCAATTTATCAGCATCGACTACCGTTTTTGCTACATATATTCCAGTAATTTTTAAACTTGCTTCAATGCTTTTAGGCAATCCCTGCAATACCTGATCTAATATCTTCACGGAACTAAGCAGATTGTCAGTATCTGGTCTACCAAAGTCATTACCGCCGCCAATGATTGTATTTTTACCCCGCCGCCACTTAAGGTGCACAACGTCATCGTAGGGTAATATGTCTGACGATCCATCACGCCAGTTAAATTTAATTTCCCACACATTGCCCGAATCATCTGTGCCAATTTCAATTCCAGTAGGGTTCAGAGGATAGAAGGCTGTGTATTTACGATATGGCTTTCCTTGGGCATCAAAAACAATCGTGTATTGAGGATATATAAAACAATTGTGATCTTTACGCCGCAGCCACTCACAACAAGCTAAAAAATCTTTTGTTGTTTGTAATGGATTGGGTTTAAATTTGAAAAGCCTTGTAATATCATCATTTTGCTGACGGATACTACCAGGCTTTTGTACTACAGATACAATATCAATTTTGCTAATCTCTGAGGCAATACGATCTATACAATTGTTAACGAAATCCGATAAGTAAACATCTTCGCCAAAGGATGAGAAGATAGCCCTACCGTCATTTAATATGGAGTTAAGCTGCCGATTAAATTGTTTTTTATTGTATTTGTCCAGCAAACCTTTGAAATAATTAGTAATCAAATAATCACCTCCTAACACCTACTCATAAATTCTGATTTATATCGACTATATGTAGCAATTGCAATGATAAACCCTAAAGCACCATCTATGCGATTTTTGGATTGCCCATATTTTTTAATTGGCATGATACGACCTATATTATCCACTTTAATTGACACGTTACGTAAGTTCCAACGATCTATTTCATGATTGTTGTAATTAAGAGTTTTATTCTTCAATGCCGATTCCAGTAAACGCATAGGATTTGATAGGCTTGCAAAATCCATATTGATCCGTTCTAGAACTCCTTCACCGAAATGCTCAACTACCAACGTTTTAAAATTAGTAGCATGCCAGTTATCAAATCCAATTTTGTATGGCAGCATATTATAGTCCTCATACAAACTATAAAACCACTTAACGACAATAGCAGGATCTACTTCATCACCTGGGCATATTGTAACAAGTCCTTGACGCGCCCACGCTCTATAATCCTTTTTCTCTGGATTTGTTTTATTATCATCTTCCAGCATGGCATCTGCTTTTGATTCAGGGATAAAATACATGGTTAAAGTGTGGGTATGTCCTGTTTCTGGATCATAAAACAAAGCTTTCGCATTGCATAAATCCGTTGTTTCAGCAAAGTCTAATGCTCCTATGTAGCTTTTGCCTTTAAACTTCTCCGGATTAAAGGTTGCCGTGCTGTTTATATCGGCTTCATTCAGCCACGCGACTGCGCTATTTTGTTTAACATTGAAATCTTTCCCAAGGACGAATGCCCGGGTGCTTGTACTGGTCTTTGCCTCTTCAAGCATTTCACGTAAGAAGCTAACTTTCTTTATCGTTTTAAGGCCGGGATTTGATTTATACCATGATTCTTCATTTTGCCAAATCTCTTCTTCTGAATCATGGGTATATAGCCAAATTAGCCATCTAGGACGATTTAATTCACCAGCTAATACTTTCCTTGCATCAGCCAATCTATGATCAAGGTAACCATCATCCGTGAATCCCTCAGTAGTTAATTCCCAATATAACGGTTCGTCTTGCGTAGATAACGCTTGCCTTATTGGCATGACCAAGGTATCATCCTGCATCTCAAAAACTTCATCGACTGCGCCTACAGCAATATTACGACCTTCTTTTGCTCCTGTTTTGGCAGATAGCTTTCTGATATTCCCCTTGTTTTGATAGCTGAATTTACCTTTTTTCTTTTTCTGTTTTGGATTTCCAAAGAACATTCCCTTAATATTCTTCCTGGTGCATTTTTCAAGGGTACGGCTTTCTTCTCTCATGGCATTGATAGCTTGAAACATTATATCGGCTTGGTCATATGAATTACTCGCGCAAAGTACCTTGCAGCCAACAGGTCCACAAAACCATTCTGCAAGGCAAATCGCTCCAATGAGAGGTGTCTTACCGTTTTTTCTACCAACTAAAAAAAGTACCTCCTTATATTTACGGACGTACCTTTGTAGCTCATTATCAAATATTTTTATAGCAAATATAGATTCAATAAATGCCTTTTGAAACAGCTCCAGAATGAATGGCTTACCTGCATATGGTGCTTCAAAATGTTTGCATTGGGTTTCGATAAAGCGTATACGCTTTTCAGATTCGGCAAGCTCAAACAGTATGCTTTCATTGCTCAAATCTTCTATGAGCATTTCGAGTTGTGACATCAACTCTTTGCCGACTATGATTTGTCCCCACTTACATTTTTCGTAGTATTCCAGTAGATGTGACTGCGGATATTTAGCTTTTAACTTGGTTAGCACCTGCAGTCACCACCCTATCTAAATTCTTATTTTCCATATTACAGCCGCAATAAATTGAGCAGACTTCAATTTATTGAAATCTGCTCATTAATAGTTTCTCTATAATATTTCGTTCGATGTAATCTGAACCGAGAAGTCACCCTTTGATGTACGTTTTATAACACCTTTCTTTCCCGCGCCGTCATCAACAGTAATTGCTTGTAGCTCATGTTGCATCATAAAGTTTAACACATCTTGTTTAATAAATCCTTCCCAACTCAACTTCTTCTCATTGGCATCTTTTTCTACTGCGATATCATCTGTCATAAATCATCTCTCCTACAATATAAAATGCTACGTACTTACATTTTACTTATTCGCCATTTTCCATGAGAAAACCTGCGTTGTAAATAGAGCATTTCACCCGCCCCCAACATACTTTTTAAATGCGCCTTGGTGCTAACCTAAATAAATATACGTTTATTGTAATGAATATTCGTATTCAATCTTCTTATTTTCATAATATCAGCAGGTGAGATTGAGGTTTCATAGCTTTTAATCCACTTAACAAACTTAATCAGTCCACCTTTAAGTAAACTCCGCTAAATCATCGTCTTCATCACCCACATTCTTGCCCAGCAGCGCCGATAGGCGAGATATGTAACTCAAATAATTTGCTCTCACTTTAGTTATCATCTTACTGACTGATAATTCGCGTTGCTGGGCAGGATTATTTGGATTAACAGCAATCAAACCAGTAATTTTTACTATCTCATTGAGCCGATCCAGTTCAACACGTAATCGAGCAGCTTCCCATATGGAGCCATCAACTAGTGATATTTGCTTTTCGTCTACACCTTCGAATAGTGCCTTGATTCTGTCATACTCTTGCCGAGTCTTCAACGTTATCACCAAACCTTAAATTATTTCAAAAACTTTCTAGGAAAAAGTCAAATTTTTGGTGTGTGTGAAAAATAAGTCCCCCTCCGGTCTTGGTGGATTTATTTTAAAAATCGTTTAGAGGGGGGGATTTTTTTCGCGAGATATTTTAAAACATCATTCAACATATTCATTCCACCATTTATCAATAAATTTATACCACTCCACACCCTTACCACTAGAATCAACCCTTAACATACATTCTTCCTTAGTGGACTGTACATAAATAAGCTCTGCCCCCAATTCTCTAGTAAGCCGTTCTCGCTCTTGCTTGTTGGGATAACCACCAATAATATAACAATCATACCAATCGCCGTATCTTGTCTTAACCATATCGAGAATTTTATCCCGTAGCGAAAAAACATTGTATCTGAGATTACTAGGATTATCATATAGAGGACGACCACTAATACACTCATACAACTTATCAATATCTAATATCATATCCCCATACTCTACAAGTTGATTGACTAATGTATTTCTCCCACTTAACGGACTTCCATAAACAATATGCACTTTATGACAATTACTTCCAAAACGCCTATGTTCTTTGTTATGGCACTTAAAGCAAATCAATTCAACATTATCTTCATTAAGGGTAATATTAATATCATTAATGTTATTAGGCGTTAATAGAATTTTATGGTGACCTATTAGCTTTGATAAATCTATCATTACTCTGCCGCAACGCTCACATTTAGCTCCGCGTTTTAAAATTAAATTGAATCTAAAGTCTATCCATGCAGTAGATGTGTATAGCCATCTTGCAAATTCTTGTGCCATATCAAAAATTATCCCTTTCAAATTCTTTTTGTCTTAAAGCAAGTATTTCATTGTCATACCGTACCTTATGTTGATTCATTGGATTCATATTGAAATAGGCAGACAGCCAATCTAAGGCTTTCTGCCTATTTTCTAGTTTTACGCTTAACCCCTGGCTGCCCATTTTGATTTCACTAATCAGCCCACCGTCTACATAATCATGATTTTTTAAATTAAAGTAAATTCGCTTAACCATTTTCACATTACCATTCTGATCGATTTGCATATTGCCAGCTTTATCAATGTCAGGGATCTCTTCCGATCCCCACTCTGCAACATCGGTCATATCAGCAAATGCAATCTGCATATATTTCTCTACAATATCGTCAGGATCTAACATGATAGATTGGCGTTTTAGTTCTTTTAGCCTGTTACATTCTTGCCTAACTGGAGGATTCTGGAGTAATTGATATCCTATTTCTGCCGCTCTCTGAGCGTTAGAGGTTTGATACCCTGCTTTTATTACTGCCATAGAAGCATTTTTATTCTTTACATAGAAGAGGCAAAAAAGTTTTTGTTTTTCAGTCAACTCTTCCTCTTCTTCTGAAATAATCGTTGGTAAACGTTGCACCCTTTTATTATCTTTTTTTGTGTGCGCACTCTTTTTAAGCTTGTGTGCATTCTCTCTTTGCCACTTATAACGCCTCTTCCAAGACTTTACTGTGTTGATCGTGACACTATACTTATCCGCTATTTCTTGGTATTTCATGCCGAGCATATAATCACGCTCAGCTTGAATATGCATTTCTGCCATTACTTCATTTCACCACCTCCGTAAACAACAAAATTGCTATACGTTATAGCCCATTGCCCGCCGATTTATCGTTTTTATTTGTTCAATTGTTTTGCCTTCACGCTTCGCAACAATTAATAAAAGCTCATTCTTGGGTATTTCCCCAGTATGAGCTTTTGTATGGCATGCATTTGCACAGGATAGCTGTATTAAATTTTCTCTTATATCTCCCCCACCAGAGCCAACTGTATAAATATGATGTGGTTCGGCATATGCCGGATGATTACATTTTTCACAATAATCTAATCTACATTCTTCGATTACTTTTTTATCTTTAATTCGTTTATGTTTTTCAAGTGTCATAAATTACCCGCCCCTTATTTATTTAACACCTCTATTTTTAGACATAACAAAAAGCCGCTAGCAAAAATGCCAACGGCTTCAATTGGTTTTATTTACAAATTTTTATAGTACCATTTTACAACGGTAAAACTGACATAGCAATGACAACTTTATGACATTAATGCAAGTCCATCAACACCGAATATTAAAGCAGCTAATTTTTCTAGCGCAAAATTTATGTCACGGTATGACGTTCTTTGGTCTACATGTTCACGCTCTGCTATTACTGACAATGCATCACCATCAACATAATGACTATAAAGTATCCTGTACTTTCTTTCGTTATCCGTTCTTTCACAATATATTTTTAGCATATCAAGCATTTCATTTATATGAGCCATGATAATATATGTTCGGGTATTACTTCTCTTTATTGCTTCTATGTATGTATCTTTATCTAAATCATCAAGGCTATCAAGAATATCAATCGGACTTTCATTTTCCTGAATATCTTCAACCTTACTTATTGATTGTTCGCAATGGTCAATGAGTACATTATAATTTTT